AGATGCGGGCCAGTTCCGTTAGCCGATTCATCACGGTCGGGAACCAGTCCGTCAGCAAATCCGATTCGATCTGCGTGATGTCCCAGTCGAGAATCAGCAACGGATGACCGATGAACTTGTTGCGCGCGAAGTAGGCGATCGCCGTACCGTCGTTCTTGTCTCCGGTCTTGAGCGCGCTGTCGAGGATGGCAAAAACGTAATCGCATTGCCGCGGCATCGAAACCGGCGCGCCGTCGACGAGCATCGACGACACCTTGAATAGACTGCCCTCGAGCGGGCGCGGCAACTGCTGATAGAGCGACGTCCAGGTGCGGACATTGTTCTGAAACTGCGCCCAGTGCTTCTCGGTGAACCACTCGGGCCAGAGGTACTCGCCGATCTTGCGACCGAGCGGGTCGTTTTGAACCTCGCACTTAGCCTGTAGGCAGACGACTTCCCACACATTGCCGTCACGGCAGAGGATCGGGCCGGATTCGCCTTTCCAATCTTCCGGCAGGATTCGGCCGGCTAAATCATCTTCATGCCAGCGGGTCTGAATAATCACGACCCATCCGCCAGGGATGAGACGAGTTTTCAGATCGTCGTTATAGGCGTCCCAAGTCTTATCGCGGATCGTCTGCGAATCGGCTTGCTCGCGGCCTTTAACCGGGTCATCAATAATGATGCCGTTCGCCCGGTTGCCAGTGACCCCTCCCAGGATGCCGGTAGCGATGTATTCGCTGCCGTTCGTCAGTGAGAATTCTTGCGCCGCCGAGGATTCAGTCGTGAGCTCGCACCCGTAGATGCCCTTGAACCGCTTCTGCTTGATGATCGAGCGCGTACGGCGCCCCATCTTGCGGGCCAAATCATCGCCGTAACTGGCGAGGATGACCTTTCGATTCTTCTCTGCACCCAGATAGCGCGCAGGGAACACGACTGAGGCGTATGTGCTCTTAGCCGAACCTGGCGGCATGAAGAACATCGCCCGTCCGTGCGATTTCTGGCTGATGCGCTCCATCGTCTCGAGAATGAGCCGATGGTGCTGCGCCATCGTTGTTTCGATGGGCTTGAAGAACTCGGTATCGGGATCTTCGCCAGCAGGCTTACCGGGAATCTCGATCGCATTCGCGTAAGCGAGTACGTCTTCTCTAGCCCTGCGGCGAATCCATAGTTCTTGCGCCGCTTGCTCCAATGTAAGCGGCGAGTTCGTCATCCGTCATGTCCTGGGCGCTCTTGGTTTCTATCGGGCCACCGTTCTTACCGGTCACCTCCAGCTTCTGCGCCTCCACCAAACCGTAGGCCTCACGCTCCAAGCCAATCAAGTTCTTTAGAGTCTCCGATAGCTTTTTGATGCCGTCGATGCGCCCGGGCATTGAGATGACCTTCTGATAGAGATCGTTGAGCCGGTCTAGCCCCTTGTCATCCGGGCTTCGAAGCATCTCGCCCAACTGTTCGAATAGGTCGATGTTCTCGGTTTGGGATTCGAGTTCGCCGAGAAGCGCCATCGCCAGCGCGCGGGATCGGCTGATGTCCTTCCGGTGCGCCAGGCGGACACTGGCGATAACCTCAGCGTTTGCCTCGACGATCGCCCGATCGGTATCCGCTTTTTCCGTGGATACCTGCGTGGATACCTCGCGCTTGGATACCAGCGCGTCAGCCTTAGCCTTGATTTTTGCGGATAGGTCTCGCTCCCATCCGTCGCGCTTAGCCCGCTTGTTGACCGCTCCGTGAGTGATCCCTTGGGCTGCCGCGATTTCCCGGACCGACAGCACGCCGGCCCGGTAATCTGCCTCGATACGCTCCCAATCCGGCGCAGGCTTCTTTTCCTGTGCCATTTCTTGTTCCTATGAGTGATTCTTTTCTTTCCGCTCGGAGTGACAGTTTAAGAACGTTTCGCTAAACCGTTCAATTGGCGTACGTCATTCTGATGTGAAGCGAGAACTGCATCGGGGTCGCTCCGGACGATCCGTAGCCAGACGTGCCGCATGTTATGTTGGTCGATGGTTTGGGATACATCGTGCCGCCGCTTTGCGTGTAGGTGCCTACCGTATTGGACGTGCTCGTGTTCCCAAGGAACATGGTTTCCGTGACGTTGGTATCGTTGTCGGTAAAGAAGCATTCGACATTGGGCGCCGTGGACGATGTTGTCGCGGCTTGCGTCACAACCGAATACACATAGATCCGGTATATCCCGGTCCCGGTGCTCGGGACCGAGTACATCACCGTCGACGTCGAAATATTGGCCTGTTGCGCCGTGGCGTCGTATTTGGCAACGAGAACCGGAATGCCGTTGCCGGCGGTGGAAAATCCGTTGACGCTGGCGACGCCTCCAGGAAATGAAGGTGTCGTGATGCTGGGCGACGTGCCGAGCACAATGCCGCCGGAGCCCGTCACAGCATTCCCAAGCGCCGCCGTGACGCCCGTTCCCGTACCACTCAGACCAGTCGATACCGGGAGCCCCGTGCCGTGCGTGAGCGTGATCTCGGAGGGCGTATCGAGATTCGGTGTCGTGAGCGATGCGTTCGTCGACAGCACAACCGAGCCTGAGCCTGTAACGGCTTGCCCGAGCGCCGTGGCCATGCCTGTGCCTAGCCCAGTGATGCCCGCGATAGGCAGTCCCGTCGCGTTGGTCAGCGTCACCGCAGACGGCGTACCGAGGGCCGGCGTAACTAGCGTCGGCGAATTCGACAGTACGACCGATCCGGTTCCGGTGGAACTAGTGGCGCCCGTGCCGCCCGAGGCTACTGGCAGCGCGGGGCTAAGGCCCGAGATCGAACCGCCTGTGATGGTGACAGCGGCCGGATTATAGACAGGGCCATAGTACTGGCCGAAGGCGAGCGTCGGCGCCAGCAGCAGGGCGAGAAGTACTTTACGCATCAGTACCCCACTGCGGCAATCTTGGCGTTGGCGGCCGATGCGATCCCATACAGCGCGTTCGTCGGACCGAAAGCCAAGGTGATGGCCGATCCGGGTTGCAACGTGAAAGCGCTAGTCGTGGCTGGCGTGTTGAACGACAAATAGACGATCGCGGTCGCGCTGATGTTTTGAATCGTGGCCCAACCTTTAAACGTGGCTGCGGCAATGACTTGAGCGGACGACGTACCGACCGCAACGTTGTCAAGGCTTACGCCGGCCTCGGCGCCACCACCGCCACTGCCACCACCACTCGTGACACGCACGGGGATAGCCGCAGCGTCATTGTTCTGCGCGTTCGGAAAGCCGGACATTTTCTACTCAAGTGAATTGGTGCCGCCCACATCGCGGCAGTCCACCGCAGTTGCTGCGGGGCGGGAGACACAGGCAGAGAGCCTGCGGCGGGTAAATAAAAATGCCCGCACGAAGCGGGCTAAGCCAAAGTGAGGAGCTTTGGCGGAGACGAGTTGAGGGGTTTTCGCGAGAGCTTAAGACGCAGTCACCGGATCTGGATGTACGCCGCACCGGGCATGCGCTACTGGTTTTTCATCTCGCTACTAGGCCCTCACGACTGCCGCCCCTTGGGGTTGTGACGTATCACCAGCAGTAGTGAAGGCGCCGATTACGGGTTTCGGCAGCCGCCCAATGCTATCTGCGGCCGGTTATAGCGCACGTTTGGCCTACCGCAGCGAGGCGGGGCGTACCGGTGCGCCGAAATTCAGTGATACGTGCTAAACACGGCTTGCGCCGCTTCTGCCGGCGTCATACCGGTCGGGTAGAAACTGTGCAGCGTCCCGATTACTTTCTCGGACGGTCGCCAGGGAGTCTCCACGAATCCATAATAGACCGCCGCATCGCATGCCGATCGACACCATTCGTCGATCATCGCGCGCTCACGCTCCGATTGATCGTCCATTGCAGCCTCCGCTTGATCGAACCATAGGGTCCAGAGCCACGCGGCGCGAGCGCACGAATTCAGCCAAACGCGGAAGAATTCGTTCATCAATCCGCTCCGCCGAGTCTTGATTCCACGTACATCCGGTAATCGATCTTGCTGCCGAACCAGCCTTCCGGCGTGCGAATTAGGTCTTTCTCGTCCACTTTCCATCGCGCCGCAGCATATGACACTGCGTAATCGGGCACGTCTTCCAATCTAACGCCGTCGCCGTCTTTCACCCACCGCTTAATCAGAGGCGGCTCATCGACTTCGATGCTCTCCATCGGCACGCCCACTACTTCCCGATCCAGCACAATCCGACCGTCCTGCTGGCACAGGTAATAGAGCATAGCGAATCCAATGCGATTAGCTGCTGCGCCTCCCGGCGAGAGACTGACGCCAATCGAAGTTACGCCTCGGACTGCGGGCGTTGGGGCAAGTCGAAAAGGGCTTCTGCTGCCTCACGTGCGGAAATCCAGCGCTTACCGCTAAGGGTTTCACCGACGCGGCGCGATTCGCGTATCTCGCGCTGTTGCCGCTTCTCGGCTGCGCGAGTGTCCCGTTCTCCCTCGAATTTCACGTGATCAGCGGGATCACCGTAGAGATGGGAGGGTAGGGCCATGGCGAGCGGAAAGCAAAAAGCCCACAGGGCGAACCATGCGGGCTTGGGAATTCAACGTCCGGCGATCGACTCGGACGGCCTATCGACGCTTTCGCGGAGTAGGACTTCAAAAAATTCAGGGCGAGTAATGCCATCGCCGGTGTGTTGGTGGGATTTCTCCCTATCGCCTTGACTTCCGACACAGAGGTCAAATGCATAGCGATACGAGCATCACGATATACCATTCCGGCCCGGTTTACAACCCCTGTGCACAACATTTTTATGCTGCCTGCTTATCAACCGATTCGACCGTTACGACTGTGCCATTCTTCACGATCAGACGTCGACCATCGGAATTGATCTTCCCATTCTTGGCGAACTTAATCATCTTGACGGCGTTCTCGGTCAGGATTGCGCGCCGCACCGATTCAAGATCGACGCCCATAAATCGCTCAATATAGCGCAGTAGGGCGTGCTCGCTGACGATTGGCTCCTTCGCTACTTCCGTCAGTTCTCGAATCTTGCGTTCGATCAATGCACGGCGCTTCTCCGCATCGCCGAATTCCTTGGTGGATCGGTTCAGTTTTTCGCGCGCCGCGCTTTCCTCGGCGAGCGCTTCCGTGAGCCGCGTTTGCAGCGCTTTCAGTTCGTGGCCGCTCATACCGACTCCCTCAGCAGCGCCCGCACCTTGCCACCGGTTTCCGCGACCGAGCCCATCATGCACGTCATGACGGCGTCGAACTTCTTCGCATGCCCATGCCACGACTCAGGCGGCAGACCGGCCGCCGAGGCGCGCTCGCCATCCGAATAGCGCTTCACGCCGGAGCCGTCGCATTTTGCGCACTTGTCGCGGCCGATCACGCCCGTCCCGTTGCACTTATCGCACGCATCCATGAGGAATTCTTTGATGCATGCGCGGGCGAGTGAGCGAGCATAGGAAAGCTCCACCTTAAGCGCGAACTTAGCCTTGTGCGCCAAAAGGTGAAGCGCGCGCGGGCCGGCGTTACGATCGTTGGCGTATTTGAAGCGCAACAACTCCGCGCCCAGAGCGTCTGTCATGCCGAGCGCCGTGATGCGGTCAATGGCCTTCTGGTAGTTCTCATCCCACGCCAGATTCTCGGAGTGAACGTCGCTGGCGATGCGCTCTTGAATCATTGCGAACTCCCGTAAAAGTCGCTTCCGAATTTTACCATCGTTTAGGACTCCTTATTACTCTTCTTCGAGCCCGGTTGTGCCCAAAAAGCGATAGTCGACGCGCCCCTCTGGCTCTTGTGCGGCTTGTACGACATCCCAATCGGTCACGTCCGCTTCCGTTCGCTGCATGCGCATCTCGGAGACAGCCTTGGTCTGGCATGGATCGCATAGGCCCCATGAAAGCTCGTCGCGCGGGTAGCGGCTTCCGCAGTCGATGCAGCGAAACATTTCTTTCGCACTCAACTCGTCGAACATCTCCACAAGAAGGTTGCGTTCGGGCCGCTGCTTCCGTAGCCGCTCTAACTCGTCCAGTTCGCGCCCGGCTATCAGGCGCTTTAGCCAGTGGATCATTTGGCACCTCGGCTTCGATTCGCCTCCAATATCGGCAATCCGGCTTCAGTCGGAACGTAGATGGTTTCGCCTTCGCGTTCCTCCATCATCCGAATCCATTGCCATTTTAGGTATAGGTCGTGTTTAGTGAGCTGATCGCCGATCGTGTGAATCTGCAAGGCGACGGCTTCCGCCTCGATTACAGCCGCCTTCTTGTTCAATTGAGCCGCGTCGAGTCGACCTTGCGCCTCTGCCACCTGAATCTGTTGCTCGTTCTTGGCTTGTTGCAAATCGGCCAATCCTGCCTGATGGCTGGCCCACACTGTCCAGAACGGATGGCCGAACAAGCGCCATGCAACGACACATGCAATGACAACGGCCAGCACAGCACATGCACCTACGATAACTGTCTGAAGTTCCATTTTTTTCCTCCTAATGCCCGCACGGCAGAGAGCCGCTGTTATCGGTGCGGGCGCCGCAGGAGAGACAAATCTTTTGCTCAACCGCTGGCTTGCTGTAACGCCGCACCAGAGCCTCAAGCGATGTCTGAAGGCGCTTCATTCGCTCGGCGTGCTCGAAGTCGCGGAATTGCTGCTCCAAGGGGTGGACGAAGTATCGTGAACTCACGATCCCTCCTTGTCGTTTGCATTGGGGTTCTCCTGATTGCGCGCGTCGTCGACTTCAAGCTGTAAGTGCTCCACCCACGTATAGCCGTTCTCAACACACCATGGGCTATCGACATCAGCGTTTTTCTCGCACAGCCATCGCCAGCGCTCCGCATCCTCCCGAAACTCCTCACCCTGATCCGAGAGGAAAGAGCCCGTCTCATCCGGCGTGACCGGCAGCAAATCTTCGATCTTCCCGCGCGTCTCGAACTCGCCGCACGAAGCGTCACTCAGGGCATCGAGAAAGCGCACCGGGGCATCCATCGTTCCAGCCAGTTGATATGCGGCGGCGCAAACTTGCTGATACTTTTCTTCGCGCTCCCTCAGCCTCACCACCTCCGCATTCAGATCGCCCGCTGCCGTTGTGAAGTCGTTAAGCTCGGTGCGTAGACGCTTTATCTCGGCGATGATGGAGAGGACGGCGTTGGGTGTGCAAGCAGATGCGAACTCGGCGTCGACGGGGTGCAAAAGCATGTTCGACACGAACTCGTTTTTAGATAACCATTCGTCCAGGCTTTCGCAATCCTCTTGGCCTCGGCTCAATGCCGCCTTGGCTAGCCGCTCGATCTCGTCTAGTTGTTCCGGTTTCATGCTGACCCCAGGTCGCGCACCATCTGCTCGATAGAGCCAGCGAAATTGGCGATAAAATAAATGGCGCCCAGAGCGAATGGGTGATCGGTCGCAGCAACGCCGAGCACGAAATACATGGCGCAGGCAAACAGCACGAACCCTACGGCATATATCGCGAAGCACTTCATTTTTCTCACACTCCCTCCATCTCACGTTGTTCGGTTAGTCCCATCTTCCTCGCGCGCACCGGTTCCCACTCCGCATACCCGCGATCCCACACTGCAAACTTTTCCTCGCGCGGCGCCGGCCCCTGGTCTAGCCACTGATGACACCAATGGCAACCCGGAACGCTTTTTTCGTGCGCTGCCTTCTTGCCCATCCCTTTTCCGTCCCGGGATTGATTGGAATGGCATGGCACGACGATATCGGGCGACGCAAGCCCACCGCACACGACGCGCAAATAGCAGGCTTCGCCCCGGCACGCCTCCAGATACTTCGATCCCTCGGCGACAGTGGGGCGCTTCGGCCTCCCTTTCATCCGCTTCACTTTCACCGATGTTTTGAAGGTGTCGGGCTCGATGCGGATAGGTGAGGATTTGCGGGAAAAGCCGGTCCGCTTGAGTGGCGCGGTGCGCGTAATGAAGCCTGACCGCTTCATTTGCCGCGCCCTCCCTTCGTGCCGCGAAAGCGAAACGCCATCGTCCACGGCCCCACGATCAGCCGATAGAGCGAACCTTCACTGCATACGATCAGCGAGAGCGAGACGAGGTGATAGTGACGCCAGCGGCGCCCGTCACTGCGCGAGCGGCCACGGTCGTACCATATTTTTTTGCCGCCATGGCCTCGGGCTTTATGAATCATCACGCCGCACCTCGAATCTCTTCGTACCCTTGCGGCGCTGGCTCGGTCCACTGAACGCCGTTCTCCGATCCAAACGCGTAGAGGTATTCGATAAATTCGGACGCGTGCTTTTTGCCGAACTTGCGCGTCTGCACGCCGAGTTGCACAAAGCCCGTTCCATCCAGGTTAGGAATGATCGCGCCCACGCCTTGCACCGGATCGCCCTCGGCCGCTTTGATGCGAGCGAATGCATCGACGAGCAGCCGCTTCCACGTCTCGGCGTCGCGCTTGCGGCCCATGAATTCGACTTGCTTGGCGACGTCGGAAAACATCGCGTGATATTTCGCTTCCTGATCTCGAGACTTGTTCGCCTCGCGAATCTCGACGCAATATCCGTCCGGGGCCCGAGAAACAGCGCTGATTGCGTTGCGGCGCGCGATGTCGTGAGTTAATTTAAAGGTTTGGCGCTCGCTCAAGCTGCCTCCTCGACCAAATCGGATAGGTAGAAGACGTCAAGCCCCAGCTTGTCGGCCGCCATCCGCTCGATCTTCGCGCCGAATGAATTGGTCCAGCCAGGCAAGAGGCAGATGGCCGTGCAGCCCTTCATCGCAAGCAGATCGGCGGCGATGCAGTCGAGCCAATCAGCTTTGGGATCAGGATTGACCTCGACGGGATTGACGACCTCCCAGCGCAGGTTGCGCAAGCGCACTGCAGTCCGGTTAAACAATGGGAAGTTAAGGTTCGGTTCGCCGGACATTTTTCCGGAAATATAGATGCGCCCCTTCACAAATCACCCCCACCGTTCTCGCGAAGCCCCATTTGCTCCCGCGCGAGAGCGATGGATTCCGCGCTCTCTGTTTGCGTGCGCTCCCGGAAATAGGCCATCGCCGCTTCCATAAATGCTCGGCCGTTGCGCAGGCTCCCGTTTAACCCGTACTGGCCCATCAGATCGGCTAGCGTGCGATCGGGCATGTGGATTTCGCTCATGCTTTCACCCATTGATGAATGACGTTGTTCAAAGCGTCGGTGGGCATCTGTTCCTCGGTGAGCGCGAAGAGCGGCCCGCAGATGCCATGCGCGCCCAGATACGCCGATTCGCCGATCTGCTTGATGAAGCCGTCCTTCAAGAGGTTGTTTGTCGCGCGCCAGACTGTCTCTTTGGCATAGCCCGACTTTTCGCGGATTTGATGGCGCGTCATCGGGCCGCCGACCTTCAACACCGCTCGCACATTAGACTCGGTAACGGATAGGGCTCTCATGCGGCCACCTTGCGCGATTGCTGCCATTCTTCGACGTCCATGCTTTGTTTGTAGACTCGGCCCGTTTGGCCCTTGGGCACCTCGGCAATGCCCATTGCGGTTGCAAACGGATTGATGCCGCGTACAGTCTCGCCGGCTTGAACGCGTCTTTGGACGTCTTCACGACGGTACTTTCGCTCTTTCGCGGTATTCGTTAATCTGCCTGGATGGGGGGCATCCTCGCCAGGGCCAAGCCGCCAGACCGGCGACGGTTTCGCGCTGGGCGACTTGCGGCTCCAATCCGCGATATGAATCTGCTTGGCGTCGTGTTTAATGGTCAGATATTTATGGGCGGTGCTTGAATGCATCCGCGTTTTTTTGGCAATCTGCACTCGCGTAGCATCGCCGCGCTTAAGCTCTTGCTCGATCACTCTCCACGAGACGGACTCCTCGGCGCTGCCTCGCTTGGGTCGACGGCCTAGGCCTAGCGTATGGGCTCGCGTGTTGATGGATTGAAGGGAGTGGCCAGGAAATTTGTCGATATGTTGCTTTATCGGCCGGCCGTTGAGCCAGATTTGCCGAATCAGAGCGTCCTGTTCGGCGGTCCATAGTTTGCGAGGCCCAAGGCCCAACTTGGCGCCACGTTTCTCGATAGATTGTTTCGATCGACCAGGCAGCAAATGCATGTGATCTGCGATGAATCCAGTTCGCAGCCAAAAACCGCGAAGAATCTGGTCTTCTTCGGGTGTCCAAGGATTTCCGCCCATCACACCACCTCCCGCGTCTTCCGAAAATGTTCATCCGCAACCTCTCCGGACGCATGTGCCTCGCCGATGCTGCAGAGTAGTAACTGGTGCGCCCAAATTTCCACCGCTCTCCGCACAGCCTCTAAGCCAAGTTCATCGAACTCGACCTTGTTCGTTTCGTAATAGCGCTTCGCCATTCGCTTCATGCCATCCTGGGCGACGAGCAGATATGGTTTCGCTTCCTCGCCGACACCGCGCTCAGTACACAAAATCCAGGACTGATTGATGACGTGCGCGATCTCGGCGTAATGGGACGTAGTGCCATGACCTTTGTCGATGCAGTCGATCGCGGTCAAAACCGCGACTTCCATCTCATCGACGTCTTGCTCAGTCACCTCCTGATTCGCAACTTGCGCGGTCATCAACCGGTTGATCCCGGCGAACAGATGGCGAGGGTCTTTGTTGCGATCGCGTCGTGGTTTGTGCTTAGGCATGGGATGCCTCCAACTCGGTAGTAATGGAATCGACGAGTTCAATTCGCTGGCCGATATAGGCCATTACGGGAACCGCCATCGAGTTACCCAAGGACTTGTATCGCGGCCCATCGGCGGCCGGTTTGCCGCGCACAGGTACGCTTGTGTATCCATCAGGGAAACCCTGCAAGCGCTCGCATTCAGTCGGCGTAAGACGACGAACGGCAGGGCCGTACTGAACTACGCCAGGATCTCCGTTTCGCCTCGTCTGAGGCATCGCAAGCTCGCGTGCGTGTATGGGATCGCTGCCAAGGCAGACCGAATGCACATCGCTCTTGCACTCAAACGCGATTGCTGGAGGATGGCCTTCGGCCGCGAGCGGATGGCATGGGTCTCCGTGCTTCGGGTTGCTTCGGTTGGCGGCGCTTGTGATTTGCGTCGTGTCAAACGGAACCGGAACGAGCGGCGTGCCGCGCCCGGTTCCGTCCTCGCTTGCGTCGAAACCTTCTCCGCGCAGCGAATGCGCGATTAATCCACCGTCGCAATCGAAGTCGGTTCCAAGTCCGCCACCGCCTTTAGTGCGCGCGCTAAGGGTAGGGGCAATTCCTTTCCCCGTTTCGCGGCGCGGCGCAGGATGCCCGAGCATGCTTTCGCGCTCAAAAAGTACCGCTGCGGCACGTCGCCAGTCTCCAAAATGTCCGACAACGAACACACGGCGGCGTCGCTGGGCCACTCCGAAGAATTGAGCGTCAAGAACGCGGTAGGCGAACCCATACCCGAGTTCTGCCAACCCTCCGAGGAGGGTTCCAAAATCCCGTCCTCCGTTTGATGACAGGACGCCGGGGACGTTTTCCCAGACCAACCAGCGGGGAGCGTAGCGCTCAGCAATGGCAAGATAGGTGAGCATGAGGTTGCCACGCGGATCAGCCAGTCCCTTTCGCAGTCCTGCGACGCTGAAACTTTGGCAGGGAGTTCCGCCGACGAGAAGATCGATAGCTGCATCGGGCCAATCCTTGAATTTGGTCACGTCACCGCGATTCGGCACGGTCGGGTAGTGATGCGAAAGCACGGCGCATGGGAACGGCTCAATCTCGCTCACGAAGGAGGTTTCCCAACCGAGCGGATGCCAGGCGCAAGATGCGGCCTCGATCCCGGAGCACACAGAACCGAAGATCATGCCGCCTCCATATTCAGCACAGCTAACGCCTCTTCAACCGTCTCCACAACATGCTTCTCACCAATCCACATGTCGTGCCATTTCTGTTGAGCCGGCGTCAGTTTCCGATCTGATTTCGGCTTGGTTGGGTCTTTGATTTCCATCACAAAGGTTCGGGTCTTTGTCGCTACCAAAAGATCAGGGACGCCGGAGCCGACCGTGTGCAGGGGTTGGACAACAGCGCCTGCCGCGCGCAGAGCCGCGACAATTTCGGGTTGGTTGCCGTCAGCGCGTCGGGCGTATTTCAAGCGGCCTCCGCATCGATACTGAGGATTACGGTCATTGGATCACCCGAAAATAAGATCAAAGAACGCGTACTTGTCGACCTTGCGCAGATCGACGCATTGGGCGTGATCCTTTAGCCACAGCCGGAAAGTGCGCCGGTGGATGTGCCACATATCGCCGCCTTGAACTTCGACTCGAGCAGTTCCGCGGCGCTTCGCCGGCAGTCCTTCGCGCTCAATCCAGCGAGTGATCGTTTTCGCATCGATGCCCATGATGGCTGCCAGTCCGCGCGCCGTTAGGTGATCGGTATCGGTATGCTCTATGTGCTTGCGCTTGATTTGCAGCTTGATCGCCGCCTCCGTGCGCGTGTAGCCGGACTTTTTGAGAATCTTGCGAATGGTCGTCAAATGCTTCGATGCGTTGTCCTCGACGATCTCGAGTTCTTCTGCCGTCCATTCCGGTGCCTTAAAGCGCGGAGACGTCAAACCGAGAGTGAGAGCGCGCTTCGACACCCACCAACGCGGACGGCCCATAGCGGCGGCAAGATTTGCAACGTCTTTATTCTTCGGCGTGGACGTGTAGACGCGCCGGATCTCGGCGTCGATCTGTTCGCTCGTCGACCAGACCTTGCGCGGCACTTCAGAAACGCCGGGGGCACGCAGGCCCATCTTCGCGGCTTGCTGGAAAACGCCGGAGCGAGTCCTATTCGGCAAATCCGCGAGGCACGCATCGACTCCGCCGATCGGATACCGCTGACCGACGATCTCTACCTCTCGCGTCGTCCAGAAGTATCGCTTAGGAGTCCTAACGGACAACGATGCATCGCCTTCCATTCTTTTGTCTCCCCTTTAACCTATGCGTCTACAGTGTCAGCCAGTTCGCCCACGTAAGGGTGGGGGATGCCGTGATTCGCACAGAACACGGCCAAGCCATTGCCGCCGCTTTCCTTGTAGCCAGTCCTATGCGCCTGCGCGAGCGAGGAAAGGTAATGGCTGAACTCAGTGGGCGATTCCTTGATTGCGGTCTTGACGTGATCCTTGATGCCTTGCGACCAGTCGTAATACCAGGCCAGGTATTTGAGGTCTTCCAGGAGAGCCGGCGAGATGCGCATCAAAATTCCTCCAGATCGACTGCGGCACCATCGACGTGATACCTGCGCGGCAACTGCCCGCGGTTCTCGACGTACTGCATCGAGGGACCATCGAACCACAGACCGAACACGCCTTCGTAATCGCCGTTGCGCTGTTTCTCGATCGACAGGTAGCAGTCCGGCTCGCCCATGACTTGGTCGGCCTCGATGGCCTTCAAATTCAGCTTCCCGCTTCCGACCGCTTCCTTGCGCTTGTTGCGCCACACAATGAACAGGTTGTCGGCAAGGTCGGTAATCGATCCGCTTCCCTTGATATCGAACTTTCCGGGCCGGTCGTACTCGCTGCCGGCCTTCTTCACATGCGCGATCAGGTGAATGTGCGCGCCGGTATCCTGCGCGATCGCGGTCAGCGAATTCACAAAATCCTTCTGGCCGTTGTAGTCGTCGTCCCCTGGTACGCACTTCATGAGGTTGTCGATCACGAACTGTTGCATGTGGAAGTTCTCGACTGCATAACGAACCACGGCCAGCATCTTCTGCGGCTTCACGCTTCCGGTATGGTCGTAGAGCCACAGGCGTTCGTCCGTCCAGCTATGCATGGAATGGATGAATTCTTTCGAGGGGCGTCCGTCGCCGGCCGCCTGCTTCGTCATGCGCAGCATCGTTTTTTCAGGCTTCATCTCGAGCGACGCAATGCACACGCGTTGGTTTTGCACGCACAGATCCAACGCCACCTGGCTAGTCAGCATCGACTTTCCGTGACCGTTTATGCCGCCCCAGATCGTCAATTCGCCAGGGCGAATCGCAAAGCGTCCCTCAGTCTTTTGCCACCCAAGACGCACGTCCGGCGTCGCGGCACGGGTGTACAAGGCATCAATGACGCCTTGCGCCCACTCGCTAGCCGGACGGATTTTGTGCACGTCCTCCGGCTCCGACATGTAGTCGGAGAGATTGATCTTTTCCCCGTCGATGATCTGCATCTCAGAATCCCATGTTTGCGAATTCACGGTCCTGCCAGGAGAACCACGGCAGCAACTCAATCCCGAGCGACTTGGCGCGCGCCTTGCGCGACGACTCTGTTGCGTCGTTCGGAAAATCGAAATACACCTGCGCACCGATTTTTCGGTCTACGTCCCACAGCGAGAGCGACTTCGGCCGCTCGTTGCGAATTGCCTTGAGCGAACTGGCGACCGACTGGCCGCGACGCGCGAAGGCGATCAGTTCCAGGCCCACCACCCAGCGCCAGTCGTAATCGCGGTCTGGTTGCGCGTACACCGTAAAATCGTCGTCCTGCCTTTCAATGCGGCCGATAAACGAAACCAGCACCCAGACGGCGGGTTGCTTGCCTTGCTCGCGAAGCACGGCTATGCGTCCAGCGTTAGCGGCCATCACAGGTATTTCTCCCCGCCGTACTGCTGCGTCTGCTTGACGCCAAGTTGCCCGACATAGCTCGCGAACTTCGTAGCGTTGAACAGCGTTTCGGGTCGCAGGTATTGCGACCACTTGTCGTCGTTCAACCATTCGGCGACTTTCGCGTCAATCACGTCCCTGCACTGTTGCTCGGACGCCCCCTCCTTGAGCCTGGCTCGGATCAGCCTTAGGTTTGACTCCACGGCTTGGTAGGAACGTCCAGCGCGTTCGTTGAGGTAGCCCAAAATCTGTCTTGCAGTGTCGGGCTCGCCCGACGATGTCTTTTCCTTGGAATCAGGAATGGGGTTAAGGGAATCAGGAATCAGCCCGGCTTGTTCCGGTAATTCCTCGGCTTCCCCCGTTCTTTCATCCTGCTCATCCGGTTCATGCACCGTACTTGTACTGTGCTCGCCTGGTGCTGGTATGGTGCTAGCCGCTTCTTTAACGTGAGGATTCTGGTGCTTAGTGAATGCAAGCACCTGAATGAACCGCTTGCCGCCCGCTTCGTATCGCAGGATGAACCCGTTCGAATGCAGTGCATCGAGCAGGATTTCCACGTCGCAATCATCGTATGGCAGCAGTTCAGCCTTGATCTTCTTGGGTCGATCCTCAAGTCGTCCCGCGCGGTCAGCGAGACACCACAATCCTTGGAAAAGCAGGCGCCCGAGCGGATCAATTTCCGCCAGGATGTCGTTCGTAAAAAAGCTGGGCTTCAAATTCCGGGCGCGCGCCACTTACTTGCTCCGAGATTGCTGGCGTTGTTGTGCTTCGTACTGTTGCAACTTCTTAATGGCACTCCACGCGTGCGCCGACAGCGACTGGTCGAGAGAGGTAGTCATCCGATGCAGCAGTTCGAATACCTCTGCGAGCAGTGGATCGATGTGGAGGGGTTCGCGACGGGCGTTCACCGAATCACCTCTACCGCGAGGCACGACAGCCACATCAGAAGAAACATAGCGACAGCGCCGGTGCAAAATCCGATTAGGAATTTCATCTCAGCACCCGTCCAGGTAAGAGAGCACGCCGGCCGAAATCAGGTTGAGGGCCAGCCGCCGCAGTTCGGGGCAGTCCCGGCATTCGCGCGAGAGTTCGATGAGATCATGCGCGGATTGGCTCATACCGGCTCCCACGTGAGATTCAGCGTCAGTTCGTCAAGCCCGGCCACATGGCCGACAACGTCGCGTTGCGCGAAGACCGACGTCGAATAGCTGGTGGTGCTCGTGATGACGCCTTCGCTATCGATGCCGAGGGCATGCGCTGTGCGCTCCGTCAACGCAACGACGACATAGAATCGCGTGCGGCCGGGGCCACCCTTGGCGCGATAGACGTTGCCGATGGCCGGTTCGTCCAGACTCACGCGGATGGGGATTTTCCCCATTTCGATCTTCATGGCGTCGCCCCTTAGCGCTCGATCAACCAGACGATGAATGCCGTCAGAATCATGCCGGCCACATAAACAACTGCTTCTTGGGTGCTCATGCTGGCTCCTTCACGTCTTCGTTCGTTTCTTCGTCGATAGGAAGGCCGGTGATGGGGCGGAGCCACGCGTCAGGGATATCCGATTCGCAGCTAGGAAATGAATTGCCGTCATCGTCATAACCTTGCAGCGGCTCGCGAGCCACGCAACGCCACTCGGGGTCGTCTTCCTGCGCCCACTCATAAGCCGGAACGAGCTTGACGACTTTGACGACCTTGCCGATATCGCAAGGATTCCAGTCGTCACGAACGATGTAGGCCAAGTCACCAGGTTTGCATCGAGTGTTCATTACGCGGCCCTCGCGATTTTCGCCAGACGTTTAGCCCGCAACTCCGCTGCTCGCTGCTCAATCTCGGCAAGCTCGCGCATGTCGTCATCAATCAGCAGATCGCGCTGGTATTCGATCCACTGCGTCAAGAGCGTGTGCCCTACCAAGCACTCGAATCTGGCGATCGCAGTGATCGGCAGATGCCAGAGCTTGCCCGCGCCATCCCGGCCGTTCTTCATCTTCGAGAACTGAGAAGCCGACAAACCGAGGTAGCCCGCGTACGTCTTTTCCATGAATTTGAATCGCGACAGTTCGATGGATTTGAGGATCAGTTCCGCCTGGCAAGTGACTGATTCCACGACAGATTGATCGACCTTCTCGGGCCGCTGCATACGGCACATCAAGGGCAGTTCGAACTGAGGGGGAACACTTGACACTGGAATGGACACTTGAGCCTCGTTTCAAATAAGGGCACCACTAACTGGGTGCCCGATATAACGACGAACTGCTATGCCAACCTGCTTAATCTTCCTTCGTGTAATGAATGGTGATCGTTCCGTGCGGGCTGGACTCCGTGCTCGCGACGTCGATCGGCGGACCGCCAACCGGGGGCTGTACGTCGTCACTCGCGGCGACGTTTTCGATCACACCACCCCAAATATCAGGACGAAGCTCGGCGAGCGTAAAACGCGCATCAAGCTTCACGATGAGTTGGCAAAGCTTGGAGCTTGGACGGCGAGAACCACGCGAGCAGTGATAGAGGTAGTCATGGTTGACGCCCAGTGCTTTCGCGAACTCTTCACGATCCGATCGCTTCGTTTGCCGGAAGTAGGTCTTGAGATCCATGCGGCCAGTATAGACCAAAAAGACCTATGCGCTAGGTCTTTTTGCATGTTTATCAATTTGATGCATGGAAGTACTTTGTCAGGATGAAAACATGTCGACAGATCCGCTACGAGAACGCGCGCGCCCTCATCGCGGAGGATGGCCCTAGCGTCGCGGCCGAGAAAATCGCAGCCACGAGCAATGAGCCGATGACGTCGCAGCAGGTGAACGCGTGGGGAGGGCCGAACCCGCGTCGCGGCATTGGCGACGATATGGCTAGGCGTATCGAAATTGCCTACGGCAAGGAAGAGGGATGGCTAGATCACGAATGGTCAGATGAAAGCAATCTGTCAAATACAGGTAGAAAGACCCGTCTGAGCGATGAAGCGAAAAATTTGATTTTGTGTGTCGAACGTCTGGATGGGGCTGGCGACCTGGCACGTAAAACATTCACTTATCATACGGGTTTACTCTTGCTTTCCTCCGCAGCCACTGAATTGCAGACTGGCGTCGTGCGATCCCAGATGATGGACGAGGTGCTAAGAATCTTGGGGCCCGCGCACACGAACTCCCCGGGGGCAACGAATGAGAGACAGCGCTAGTACCGCCGTTATTGATATGGCGCGGTATCGGCAACGAGCCGCGCAACCGCAACAAAGGAACCAACAAGCAGCAGACCAACCATCGCCAGACCAAATACTCGACCGCATCTCGTATCACATCCTGATGGCAGCTCGAGCCATCGCGGACTATCCGAAGAAGTAAGCGAATGCATCCCGCCGAGGCGGGATTTTTGCGAGCAAACGATGACGCAAGCCGAAACTCAGACGGAGAAGCGAAGACAGCTGGTGGGGGTGTTCTTTTCTTTGGTTGTGACGGCAGGAATCATCGTCGCGTGGATTTCTTTTCGCGCGCAACACCCGCCGAGTCAGGATGAAGCCCCTGCGCCTCCGGCTGCCAGCAAGCCGGTAGAGATTGAGCCGGAACAAATTTACACGACGCTCCCGAACAACCTCGCCTGCCCCACGGAAGGCCTACTTGTGGAGGCGATCCAGCATGCCAATGCCGGTGAGAGAACACTGCTTGAACAGATGATCGTGACCAATGGCGGCCCCTGCATGGTTTTCCCTGCCGGCGTCCCGATTAGGGTGCTCCATGTTGACCGATCGGCTGGGCTTAAACTTTCGATCATCCGATTCGGGTTGGTTGATAGGCCAGGGGCCGAAGGCATGTGGGCAATTGATAGCATCGTAGTGAAATAAGCGCTGTCCTGAACTCCCAGCCAAAGCGACGAAGTGTTGCGCGGCCCACACCGTGCTTAGGAAACCCTAAGCATTTGGTTGTAGAATGCCGTTAAGCAATCTAAATCTTACCCGGAGCCAGACATGCGTAAGAAGTCAGCGTTTGTTGCCGGCCTCCTCGAAGGCATCGCATCGCCCGGCTGTATCTTTGCCCCTCCCGTCAGCTATCCCCGAGTCAGCGGAAATGACGTCGA